CATGTTTATCGCACTTTTCACGATATCTCAGAATCCCCCCGGGCGGCCTACGGCGGCACCGAAAGAGAGTTCTCCGGCGTAGCCCTCGAAGTCGAGCTCCTGTCCCTTACACAGAAAGTTATGCGCAAGCGGCTTATCCGCACCGCCGTCTATAAACGCCGTAATGAAATGATATTGAAACTATGGGCCAAATTCATGCGGCAGGATTTTACTCAGACATCTCACCGCGTCTGCTGGGGCCAGGTCCTTCCCCAGGATAGAAACCGCGAAGCTCAAAATGAGCAGCTACTTGTACAGTCATTCATTCACAGTAGGCAGACTGCTATGGATAATCTGGGCGTGCGCGATACCCAACTCGAATTTAAGCGTTGCATGGATGAACGCCGTCAGATACTCGAACAAAACATTGAATTTAAAGCCCAATCCACCCAGGGCGGAGCGAGAGAGCGAAAAGTCGCCCCGGAAATGGAACCGGTGCTTTAGAGATAGGAGATGCCAATGGAAAACGAAACAATGCCCGCCCAGGTCAGTACTACCGATCCCGCACCCCCACCGGAACCGCCGGTATCCGATGCTTCCGCTTTGTCAGCCCGTGACAAGATCAGCCTCGCCATGGGGAATATCACGGAACCCGCCACCAAAACCGCCGAGGCCATCAATACTACCGCGGCCGCACCCCCACCGCCCCCCGCAACATCGGCCACGCCGGAGCTGTCGGAGCGCATCGCTTCGCTTGAAGCTTCGCTTGCGCAGCGTGATACTTCCCTGGCCGACGCCACCCTGGTAATCGAAACCCTCAAAAAGGATTTCGCTACCGAGGATACCGCTCACAAGGCATATGTGGCCGATTCCACCCGGGAAATCGAAACCCTCAAAAAGGATTTCATTACCGTGGATACCTCTCATAAGGAAGCTATTGTCGAGTACCGCAAGCTGGCTGTCAGCTCCAATCCGATTTTTAATCTTGAACTGTTGGCCGGTAACTCCATCCCCGAGATAAATGCGGCCATGGCCCGGGCCACAGACCTCGTCGCCAAGCTTCGTGCCAAGGTCGAAGCCGATTATAAGGCTATCTCCGTTCCCGCCGGTGCCCCCGAACGGTCGGGACCCGATGCCTCTGGCTTATCAGCCCGTGACAAGATCAGCCTCGCAATCCTAAATGATAAGAAATAGAAATAAAAGGAGTTTTCTTTATTTTGAATTTTGAACTTGTTTAGAGTTTAGGATTTAGGATTTAGGATTTCTCCGCAGGAGTAATATTTTGGGAACTACATTAACACAGTACGCCAAACTCTCGAATGATATCCTCAAACAGGGTGTCATCGAAACCATTTGCAAGGATTCGCCCCTTATGGCCCTTCTGCCCTGGGTGGAAATCTTCGGTAACGCACTCACCTATAACAGGGAATTGACCCTGCCTACCGCCGAATGGCATGCGGTCAACGATGACTGGACGACCAGCCCGGCCGTGACTTTCACGCAGAAAACCGCCACCCTGGCCATCCTCGGCCAGAACGCCGACGTGGACAATTACGTCCGGCAGACCCGCTCCAACATCAACGACATTGAAACGGCCATCATCGAGCTTACCGCCAAGTCTATCCGCAACGAGCTCGAGGATAAATTCCTTTACGGCAATAACACCACCGACCCCAACCAGTTCGACGGCCTCATCGCCCAGATCGCCACCGGCTCGGCATCCGACCAGGTCATTGCCGCCGGCGCTACTGGCGGAACCGCCATCACCCTGGAAATGGTCGATTCTCTAATCGATGCCATCAAAGGCGGCAAGCCCGACCTGCTGCTTATGAGCCGCAGGTCCCGCCGCAAAATCAGCGCCCTGGCCCGCGCCGCTGGTAACAACCTCGAACATGACAACGCCCAGTTCGGCTTCCGCGTCGAGTATTACGGCGGTATCCCCATCCAGGTTTCCGATTTCATCAAGGATACCCACACCTTATCCGGTTCGGTCGAGACCGTCCTGAGCGGCGCTGCCAGCTCCACCATCTATGCCCTTTCCCTCGGAGAGGATGGCATCTGCGCCCTGACCGGCCCCGGCGGCATGCAGATCATCCGCATGGGCGATATGGAAACCAAGGATGCCACCCGCACCCGCATCAAGATGTACGCGTCTTTAGCCCTGTTCAGCAATGTCAAAGCAGCGGCTTTGATAGGTTGCGCATAAACGTAGGGGCGTTGCTTTAGCTGCGCCCGAGAAGAAATTAAACGTAGGGGCGTTGCTTTAGCTGCGCCCGAGGAGAAAAATAAAAATGGCATTTGCAGACCCCGGAATTGGTCGTCACGTTATCTGCGGCCCCGGCCCCGCCGCAGCCACCGTCCTACTCGCGGCCGCCTGTGAGGAAGGCGATATCCTCGGTTATAGCACCGGCTGGAAACTTGCCCTCGGTACCGCCGCCGCCGTTATTAATCCGCAGGTCGTCGCCCTTAAAAAAGGCGCGATAGGCGATTATATCCCTGTTGCCGTTGTTTGCGTTGTCGAAGGTTACACCGGAGGCACCCCAGGTGGATTAATCTACGTTCAGGAGGGTTCCGGTGGCGGCGACGTCACCGACACCATCCCCACCACGCAGTACGACCTGTTAACCGTGATAGGCGTACTGCTAAATGCCACCACCATCGCCTTTAACCTTTCCAATGTCCAGGTAATACACGCTTAGCCTTAAAGGGGACTTGTCCTCCCTTTAAGATACTGCCTCCTTTTGTATCTGGGAGCGGCCGGACTTCATCCCCCCGGCCGCTCCCCGCAAAGTCACCGGCGCGGATAAGGAAAAGGGTAATCCGCCGGCCTCATAAGCCGGAGAACAGGGTTCGACTCCCTGATCCGCTACCAGAAAACTTAATAAGCAGGTGAATAAAAATGGCAACATACTTAGCCGACATGGTGGCGCAACTCAGAATCGACCTGGGCGACCCCGTCGGGACCCCCGCCTGGGCGGACGTTGCGCTTCAACGCGCCATCGACCGCTCCGTGTCCGCCTATTCCCTGCATCATCCCTACCAGCAGAAATCTACCATCGCCACCGTGCTGAATGATTACGCCATCAGCATCGCTTCGCTTGCCGGCCGCATTTCAGTGGATCAATTGGAATTCCCCGTAGGCGATAAACCCCCTACCTTCAAACCTTTTACTATCCTGCAAGATACACTTTTCATGCAGGAGTACGGTACCGCCGCCAATTGCTACATCTATTGGAGCGGCATTCATACCCTTACGGATGCTTCCCGCACTTTCAATATCAAGGATAGCAACCTGATCACCCTGGGCGCCGTGGCCTATGCCCTGGAGCAGCAAGCAGATACCACCCTTGTCGCCAAAATCAATGCAGCATTGGTATTAGCAGCTACCGCTATCGCCAAGGTTTCTGGAAAAGTCACATTGGGTGAATCAGATTTAACCAGCGCCGCCGGTGTGGGCACTGATATCGCTACCCAACTTGGCCTGTCTGGCACGCAGCTCACCGCCGCCCTGGCCGCACTGGCCTCCGCCATCAGCACGGCGGGCGGGAGTATTGATGCCGCTATCGCAACCAAACTCACCGATGTTGCCGCCCGCATCACGGCGGCCACTACTTCACTGACAGCGGCAACTACCGCTACCGGCGCCGCCACCGTTCGCATTGCTGCCGCTGTCACCGATCTGGCTTCCGGCGATGATTATATCCCTACCGCCAATATAGGCCTCGACCCGGGTGGCAAATGGGCTGTCTATGCCGGCAAGGAAATTGACGCCGCCAACGCCTATAACCAGGAGGCCGCCAATTTCATGCAGCAGGCAGGGCAGAATATAGCGGAGGCTCACGTAGAACTTGCCCATATCAAGTCTCTGGATGACAAGCGCAAGGCTTATATAGCTGCGGGCGCGCAGTATATCGCCGCCGCCGATAGCTATACCAGGACCGCCGCCGAACTTAACCACAAGCGCACCGCTTACATTCAGTCCGCTGGCATTCATGTTGATACCGCTTCCGCTCATATCATTGAAGGACGCCATTACCAGCAGAACGCCGCCGGCTATAAAGAGGAAGCGAAACTTGTTGCCGCCCAGGCCAAGGCCAAGATGGCCACCTTCGAAAAACAGCTCCTGATTGGTTCAATTCAGAAGCAGTTAAAAACCACCAGCCTTATTTTGGAGGAATAATTATGCCAGTTAATGATTTGTCATCGCGTGGCTCAGCCGAAACTGCGCGCCGCAAGCGCGGCAGGCCCCGCCGCGTTAATCCATCCCCCAAAAACGTCATCGCCCCCGCAACCCCCCGTAGGGGCGTTCCTTCAGGTGCGCCCGTTTCATCGCCCGCCTTCTCATCGTCATCTCGTCGTAGGGGCGTTCCTTCAGGTGCGCCCGCCACCCCGCCCGCGCTCATACTCAAGGACGGCCTCCCCATGCACGCCTTTGCCATTTTCGCCGACGTCGATGATACCTCTACCTGGCAGCTCCCTCACCATACCCAAACTCTCGGTTCACCGGCCAAAGATGAGCAGACCGTTGACTGGCCGCTGGCCGATAGGGCGGTCCTCTTGATATCCCGCTACGGACTCGATGGCCGGCGTGTTATCGCCGACCCCGAACTTATTATCGGGGCCGCCCGCCACCTGGCCGATCATTATCGCAAAGCTGGTAAACCTGTACCGGTCTCTTTATGCGTGCTTATATAAAAAAATAAAAAAAGGAGTTTTCTTTATTTTGAATTTTGAACTTGTTTAGAGTTTAGAGTTTAGGATTTAGGATTTCTCCGAAGGAGTAACAAAATGGAAACTACCCCCTTAGATGGTTACAAGAAAATCATCGTTACCCTGCTCACCCTGGCTGCCGCCGCAGCCGGCCTCTTTATCACCGATCCCGCCAAAGCCGCCACCATCGGCCAGTTCCTTGTTGACGTCCTCGGCCCTGTGCTTATCACCATCGTCGGTATCATTTACACTGTCGTCCAGGGCAATATCGACAAGGAAAAAGTTAAAGTCGTCGGCATCGCCGCGAAGGCCGCATCCCCAAAAGCTGAGGGCGCGCCGTCTGCGCAAGCCGCCGCGCCGCTCGTTCCGGCTTCCTTGTCCACCGTCCCCGCCCCCAGCGCCTACGTCCCCCTTGATATCGACGCGGTTATCGGCGCCGCCGAGGAACGCGCCCGTAAGGACGGCGTGGAAGTCACCCCACTCAGCCGCGCATATTATTTCTATCCCTATATGACCTCGTTTGACCTGCGCGAAGTCCCCCGCGCCGAGCGCTTGAGCGAAGCGAAACGCCTGGTAGATAAATCTGTTGAACTCTTTATCGAGGCCTTCAAGTACCAGACCAAGCTTCCCAAGCCCCCCACCCCTGCCGAGGCCGCCAACTATCATGCCTATATGCTCAAGCTGAAAAAGGACTACGAGAAAGCCAATGGCCTCACTTGTAGCGATAGTATCTTTGAGCATTTGCGCAGCACCGTTTCCTACTTCAATGAGCTTTACTCCGCCCAGGATGGCCTGGCCCAGCTATCCGGCAAGACCGTGGACTGGTCGATCTACGGCGGCGGCGCGTTTACCCCCACCCAGGTCGGCTGGGACTACGTGAAACTGCTATAGCTATGTTTCCGTAGGGGCGTTCCTTCAGGTGCGCCCGAATCTGAAGCCGTCCGTAGGGGCGTTCCTTCAGGTGCGCCCGAATCTGAAGCCGTCCGTAGGGGCGTTCCTTCAGGTGCGCCCGCCCCAAAAATGTCATTGCGAGGAGTGAAGCGACGAAGCAATCTCAAAGCATAGCGTTGCTTCCTCCTCATAAAAACTAAAGGAGGTTTAATTTTGCGCAAAGCTAAAGATCCCTTGGTGGTAGATCATCCGGACCGTGGCTGTAAGCTTTTCCCTGTTTGCCTCGATTGCACCTTGCCCGTCTGCCTTGAAGATATGCCCGCTTTCAAGCAGAACGTGCGCTTACTGCATAGGGCAATTGAAGTGGATCGGCTGCGTAAACAGGGTAAGTCGCTCACTGAGATCGCCGCACTTCTGAAAGTATCCCAGCGTACAGTCCGCCGCGATATGGATTTATTGAAGAAATGAATACCCTATCCGCCGTTGTAAAAAGGAGAAGCCATGCCGGACACCTTTAACCTGTTACGCTTCCAATGCAGTGAATGCACCTCTGCCTTAAATCTTGTTGCCGTTGACCGCACCCAGGGCGGTCTGATCGATATCCAATTCATGTGCTATGACTGCCTCTGTGCCACAGGTATAGCTGATCCTAAAGAAATCGTCTTTATCCACGTTACAGGAGTCCGTACCGTTAAATAAAAGGAGTTGCTATGAGCGTTATATTGAAAACAACTTCAGTCAAACCATTTTTACAAATGTCTACGGCAGAACAGGATAATATTGTTTCTTTAATGGAAACCGCTTTGATAAATAAAACTGTTTTAGTTTTAGGTTCAAAGCATTGCTTCTTCTGTGGTGCCGAATTAGGGGAAGTCATCGATAAGTCAAGGTATGGAAAAGGTGATCATCTCCTCTACATAAATACCTGCGATGTTTGTCTTGACCTTGTACCATTCAAATGAGAACATTAAGCGCACCATTTATAGCGGAGCAGATTAAGCTCCAGCGCACACCGCTCGTTAAGGTTGATGTCGCCAGCTACGCCTATCCGGCGGCAGTCGCCGCATCCGGCCTTATGTGGGATGATTTCTCATGGGAACGCCTCACCGCGGCCGGTGATGCCACCGCCCTCGGCCTTAATCATGCCGTTGCTATTCCGGCCGATGGTTCTGTTTGCCGGGTAATGGCAAAATCCAGTAAGGTCTATTTCCAACGAATTACTACGCCCAGCTCAGCGGATGACTGGACGGTCGCCTGGACAAATCTTGGCTCAGTCACAGCCACCACCAAAGTAGCCATTGCAGCGATGGGCACCGAAGTTGTCGTATTTGCGGATGATGGCGTTAATCTCTACCGCAGGCAGTCCGCTGATAGCGGTGCCACCTGGGCAGCCTGGGTATCTATGGCCAATGCCCGCCCGGGAGCGCGCGGCATCGCCGCCGCTTATAAGTCTAACGGAGATCTCGCCTGCGTCCATGCCTCTGATTTAAATGATCCCACCAGCCTGTATATCCAGATCCGCGCCGGCGGTTCATGGAGCGCCGGCCTGGGTCAGATCGCCGGCGATTTCGAACTCATTGCCTTATCCCTGTATCACAATGGCGATTGGAATCTCATGGGCCTTATCCTCGTTGGTGCCACCATCACTTTAGTCAGGGGTATCTATGGCGATGGCGGCACTTATGTGGCCGGGACATGGTCCGGCTGGTCTTATGTTAATTCCTACAAAACCACAGTGTCCTTTTCCGGTGCCACCCGCCTGCGCCTATGGAAAACCCAGGGACGTTTAAAATCCGAACCTACTTATTATGAGCGTTTAAGCACCGTAACAACATCTCAAGCATCCGAAGATACATTGGGGGTCAATGCTCCCTTTATGACTTACCACGCCTCTCTGGGGGCTTTTTTCTCATTCGCAAAATCTACCACACCCTGGTTTTATCGCCTTCGCTTGGGATCCGCTTTTGCAAGTTTGGACTGCAACAAGGTTTTGCCTCTTTCAACTGTTGTCACTCAAGGCCTTGCCCTGGCCACCGATGGAACCTACCTTTACGCCACTGCACCTAACCAGGTATGGCGCTGCGCTCTTTCCGGCAGTTGGGCGCCGCCCACCGCCGGGGCCGGCGCAGGTGCTGATTATCCCATCCTTGCCACTGATATTATCGCTATCAAGGAAGATGTAAATCCCCTCGCTCCCTCGACCCTCGAAGTCATTGTGGATAATTCCGCCAGTACTTATGACAGCGTCGGCGGCGGTGCCGCCTCGGCCGTCGGGAAACTGAAGCGCGGCGCCCAGGTCACTCTTTCAATCGGGTATTATTCCGGTGGAGATCTCCTTTCTTCAACCGGCAAGTATTATATCGAGAGCCTGTCTTATTCCCGCCGCCCGGGCTCAGCCTTATTCTCCTTCAAATGCCTGGACGCCTGGGGATTATTGAAACACTATACCTTCCCTTCCCGTATCTTTTGGAATGAGTATTCAAATGCTACCACCGCCTATGCCATCATCACTCTTATCATGCAGTCTATCGGCGGGGCACTCTCCTATGTTACCCGGTCAGCAGATATCATCGGAACCTATCCCCGCCTCGAAGTCCGCCCGGGTGAAAATGCCGCTGTCGTCCTGCAGCAGATACTATCCCTGTTACCCGATGTTATCTATTTTATCGGACTCACAGGCTACATCGTCTATCCCCAGGCCGCCGACTCCACCACCTACACCTTGAGGTTCCCCGCATGAAATTAATTAACGTAGGGGCGTTCCTGAAGCTGCGCCCGTTTCATCGCCCGCCTTCTCATCGTCATCTCTTCGTAGGGGCGTTCCTTCAGGTGCGCCCGCCAACCCATCCTCACCCACGCTCAAAAACGTCATTGCGAGCGCAGCGAAGCAATCTAATTGAATATTGTTTGGAATTTGGATTTTGGTATTTGGAATTTAATCTGAAGGAGGTCGAATAATGCAATCTTCACCCGTCTCAACCCCCGCCCCTCCCTTACCCGCGCCTTTCATGCCTTGCCCTGTATGCCGGGGAACCGTCTCAATGAATGCCCTCATCATTCAGGGCCGCCGCGGCATTTTTTCTATCTGTCAGTCCTGCGATAGCCGCTGGGATTTGCAGGGGAATCCTATCCACATGGGCAGGGTCGTCCGGCTTCCCACCGTCGCTAATCTGCGCTTGCCCTGCAATAACTTCGAAGGCTGCACGTCCCGCCGCCCCCGCCGCCATGTCGGCCGTCCCCCGGGTTCCTTCGACTCCAAACCGCGTATAAATACCGGCCGCCCTCGCGGCACCTATAAACGTAGGGGCGTTCCTTCAGGTGCGCCCGCAAATGCTCAATTCAAACGTAGGGGCGTTCCTTCAGGTGCGCCCGCAGACGCTCAATTCAAACGTAGGGGCGTTCCTTCAGGTGCGCCCGCTTCCCTCCTCGTCATTGCGAGCGCAGCGAAGCAATCTAATGGTAAAAAGGAGTGAAATATGAAAGATTTATTTGTCTGGTTTTGTATCCTATTCATAGCCACCTGCGCTTGTGTTTTATCTTACCGGGCAGGCGCCGCGTCCGTCCCCATGAAATACGCTATCTGTGAAAACGGAACCTGCGTTATCAGCGATATACCACCGTCCTACCCGGGAAAATGACCGTCATTGCGAGGCCGCCGCAGAGGCCGCGGCAATCTGTCCTCGCAATAAGGAGTAAATGAATGTGGAAAATAGACACCGGCACTAAGACCGGCACTACCACTGCAGCCTATGTCACCGCCCTGGACTGGCTAACCTCGGAATTGGCCGCGAAAACCATGCTGCTTGAGAATACCCACGCCACTCTCACCCTGAAATATAAGCTGCTCGCTTATGCCGTGGCCACCGGCCGCCCCATCACCCTGGTGGCCGAAACCACCCTCTCACCCGCCGAGGTAGCGGAATTTCACTACGCCAACCAGTGGGACCGCTTGGCACTTCAGGTCATAGATGGCTCCGGCCACGCCACCTATAATCTTGATTATGCAGGCCAGGGAGTATCGTAATGGCAAATAAATATCATAGCGATGTCCAATCTGACCTCGCCGCCGTGGATTTCGGCGCCGTGGCTGAAGCGGATTTCAACGCCCAGGTGGATCTTGCGCTTAATACCGCTATCCCCGCTTCCAATGTAGCCGACAGCGTCAATGATTTGCTGCTCGACCAGGTCAAACCCCGCCTCCCAGTCTCTGGGACATTAGCTATCAAGCCCACCATTAATTCCTTTTTATATGCCTCCTCCTTGCAAGATACAGGCGATCTTGAAGCTGCCACGAAAACGATTGCGGCCACTTCCGAGGGTGCCGCCGCCGATTACACCAGCGCCTCCAAAACCATGCTTAACCCTATAACTCCTGCTGATGCCCGTTTCGTTATCCGCAGAATCGCTACCCGTGCATCTATAACTATTGACTCCGATGACGGCACCCACGATCTCCGCTGCCGGATTTACGTGGATACCCAGGACACAGATCACTTGCTGTACGATTTAACTTTCACCACAATCGGAAACCAGCTCGCTGTACAGGATTGTGCAGTCGGCACTAAGGAGATCATTTTCAATATCATATCAACGAGTACCGCCCACGTATATAAATTCTTCTTCTGGAGTCCGGGCAACCATTCCCCTGTAATTTCGGTCGTTAATGCTTGGTCAGCAGTGGGCAGCACCAGCACTGTTGGTTATGATGCTTCCGGCCGCGTTTTGTCTATCAATTCAGGTCCCTGCCTGGCAAATGTTTATTTCTGCATCCGCTTAGTAGGCACCGGTGCTTCAACATTGAAAGTGCATCCGTACGATCTTGCAGCCACAATGTATGATCCTGTTGCGAATACGGCCTCTGGTGGGGATTATGCTTCTCTTACTCCAACACTGCAGATTGTACCTTTGGCCATGGGCGTTCATGTAAAAGCCCCTGTTACTACAATAGTCTATCCTCACCAGGGTATGATTAACTTTATAACGGAGTTGTATCAATG